AGCTCGTTCTGCCTCTCTCATAGCACGAACACCTTCCCATTTCTAGCCTTTCCTGTTGCGAATTCCTTTTGTAAAAGGTCATCGTAAGGCAAGAATTCATATTTGATGTCTTCGTATGAGACTGAATGGCCCTCAATCGTTTCAGAAGTAGCTCCTTCAGCTCCTCGGCGGTTAAAACGTTTAATAGTGCAATCTTCAATGATAAAGCTAAATTTATCGTCGATAACATCAGTGCTGTAAGCCAATTTGAAATGGTCACAGACTTTTGAAATCAATCGTTTCAACACTTTATCTTGGATGTCATCACTTATGTCTAAGTCCTCTTTAACATTGTTCAAAACTGTGTCTTCAAAATCAGCCATAAGCACCTCTACTCAGCTTTCTTTTTAGATTTTGGCTTGGTTTCTTTTTTTAAAAAACCTTTCTCCGTCAATTCTTCGACTCGCTCGCCAGCGTAATCTGAACCAGCTGGGTAGATTACGTCGGTAAGCTTATCTCGAAAACCCGCGATAACTTTTACCATGCAATCACCTGCCTTAAGCTTCTGGCACAGTAGTCAACATGTAAACGTCGTCTAGGTTTTTAAATGATGGAAGTGCAATCATTGAGACTTTAGTTTCAACGTTGACTGGGTCTGTTTTAGTAGTTGTTGTTACGGCAATACCAGTGTCGACGATTTCGACTTTAGCGTTTGTTACGCTACCGCCAAGAAGGTCGCTTTCTTCTGGTGTAGTTCCGAACACTGTTTCACCAAGCTCTGTGTTAGGTGCAAGAGTGATGTGACCGTCTGGGTAGTATTTTTTAACAACGCCGTCAGCGTCTTTGTAAGTTTGATTTTTGACAACGACTGTCAAGCCAAGTTCACTTTCAAGGTAATCAAAAAGCTCTGATTTTTTAACCGCAGATGCATCTGGTGCAGTCGGTTTAATCAAAGCTAGAGTACTTTTTGCATTTTTGATTTGGCTCAAAGTTTTTGAGTTCAAAATAATGACTTCTGGTGTAGAACCGAGGTCTTCCAAAGCGCTGACTGCAGCTTCAATATCTGCAAGCGGTGTTGATGTTGCTAGGTCTGTCCAAGCAGTCGCTACTGTTCCTTTGTGCGCTGGGTCAACATGATAATCAAAATCTTGTGCCACGCCGTTTGAAATAACGCCGATTTTACCAGTTGCGAGTACTTGCATACGCATTGCTTCGAGTCGCGCGTGAGCACCAGCTAGCAAAGCTGCGTTGTCGTCAAAGATATCAGAAACAACTGTATCAACAAGCGCTTGGTTACCTGTTTGAGCAATAACGTTCAATTGTTGACGCTCTTGTTCTTTAACAAGCAATGATTCTTTGAAGAATGGCATTTCTTGTTCATCAAGAGTGACGTTCATGCGTTCGCGAAGTGTTGCTTTAGTATCAAAAGCAGATGGTTTCAAAACTACTGGAAGACCTGCAGAACCTTTTACAAGTGCAAGTTTAAGCCCGAGCTGTTTGCGAGCTGGAAAGAACTTCTCACCGATTGTTGCATCAACTTCTTGTTGACGTGCATTCCAATAACCTGCAAGGTTTGAGGCTGTTACTGTATCATAAATTAATGGCATATTATTAAGCTCCTTTCACGAATTGAATATGAGGTAGTTTAGCTTTGACGTTTGCGTCAACTGTTCCTGCTCCGATTTTGTCTTCTCGCAAAGTACCACGATAAACAAGTGAAGCGACTGCGTCTTTATCAGTCACGTCAACGTCATATAGCAAGATTCCGTCAACATAAGTAGCTTCCGACGGATTAGTTTCAACTTTTACTTTTTTAGTGCGATCAGCGAAGATTGAACCGCCGTCACCAGAGAGAATTGCTCCAGCTTTTAGAACAGTTCGACCATTTTCAACGACTGTTCCTGTTGTTGTTTTGTCAACCAGCACTGAAATTGCTTCGTAAGGTGTGTTGTGAAGAATTTCAGCATTTCCGAAAAATGTTTTTGGCATAACATGCCCCTCCTCTTAAAATAGTTTTTTGCCGCTAGCATTAGCATGTTGAGCCAAGCTAGCACCATAATTTGTTTGTTTTACGCTAGAAGTACCAACGCCTGGCGCTTTTTGGCGCAAGGAAACCTTAACAGCTTCAGCTACCGCTTGATTGAAGACTGTTTCGAACTCTCCTACTTTTTTCAAAGAATTCTCGGCAGTGTCTAGAGCGAACAATTCTGCGAATTCAGCTGGCAAACCTTTAGAGACCAAATCTTTCTCGACTTGTACGACCAATTTGTCATGCTCAAATTTGGCTTTTTCTTCAGCAAAGGCTTTCTTGCTGTCTTCAAATTCACGTTTAGCACGTTCCTCTTCAGATAATTGTGAGTAGTCTTTCTCTTTTTTAAGAGCTTCGGCAATCGCGTCTTGAATACGTTGAGCTTCGCCTTTTTTGTAATTGTCCAAAGCTTTTTGGTTAGCTTTATTGATAATGCTATCGAGCTCTGATTGAGTTTTAGGCCCTTCAAACGTTGATTCTGTTTCGTGCGCGTCATTATTTTCTGCATCATTATTCAAACCGCTATCGTTTCCACCAGCGTCTGCTCCGCCAGATTCGCCGCCTTCAGCAAAAAATTGCAAGTTTCGAGCGTTTAACGCTAAAAGTTGTTGTTTTTCCATTTTTCAATTCCTCCCATGCTAGTCTCGTACCGTTCTAAATTTCCAGCGCATTCATAGAGCCACGAGAACGGACGTCTCACGCTCTCTAGTCTCTCTTGAATGTAATTCTATTTAGGACTTAAACAAGCCACGCTAGTGATGTTTATTTGGCTTATTTAACGACTAGCCAAGTCAACGAGGAAAGCAGGATTCGAACCTGCGCCTGCAGATTAAAAGTCTGCCGCATTAACCCCTTTGCTATGTTCCCCAAAATAAAAAAGCCGTATCAAATACGACTCTTATTCATCTTTCTTTAATACCTTCTTAATGCCTTCAACAATTCCTACAACGAACCAAATAGGAATTACCACGATCAGGTAAAGCGGTATTGCTAAAGCTGTCAGTAACAGCATGCTAAAAATAATCGCAAGTAAACTAAACATATCAACCTCACAAACAAAGAATGCCAAGGAACAAAATAAGCATTAGCCAGATAAGCAAGAAAGCCTTACGTAAATCTGCTTGTAAGCTTTCTATTTTGCGTTCTAACAGTTCAGCGTATCCGCTTAAATTTGCTAAACGAGCATTTAAAATCACCAACTCACGCTTATTTTTCTCAATGCGTTCTCTGTTTTCTTCATGAAAATCTTTAATTCCACAAGTCATCTATCTTTTCTCCTAAAGGTGTATTTCTTGACTTATCAAGCATAGCCTCGTATTCTTCTTTACTTCTCGAATAGTGCGCAGCAACCGAACATCTACAATGCGGGTGCATCGGTGCAGCGTTTTCGCCAGGCATCATGTCCTTGACTTTGTAAATTTTACCGCTCAAAGCAGCGCAATGCGGACAAGCACTTGGTTCTGCAACATATTCATATTCATCATAACCATTCGCTGTTAACGATTGTTTTTGTGCTTCTGTCGCTACTCGAGCGCCCTCTGTCACCGCTAATCGCTTGGCTTGGCTGGCAGACACATCAAATTCTTGTCTAAGCTGACCGATAAACGTCGTTGGATTCTTTCCTTTCAAGATGTAGTCTTCAGTCATTTTTGCCACAACTTGTCTCAAAGCGTTTTGACGTTTCCAAATGTTCTCTGACCACGTTGCACCCTTGAAAGGTGTATTAAGCAGCGTTTTAGCTGTTTGTGTGATTTCGCTTTTAGTCAACACTGACTTACCAAGCAACCCAGCTTGCGTTTTGATTTCAGTCATATAATCTTCAGTGATAAAGTCTTTGATGCGTTTCTGCTCATCGTTTCCTAAAGCAATTAGCTCTAAATCAAGCTGACGCTGCAGCAACTCTAGCCGATTTGTTTTCATTTTAAGATTATAAATTCCAAGTTCTCTGTTAGCTTCTTGCGAGAAGTTCTTCTCAGCTACATAACGTTTAGCTTTCTCTTCGAACGCCTTAACGTCCATTTCATCGACTCGTTTTCGCACTTCTTCAATCGGCAAAGCGTTCTTGTCTGCATAGCGGTTGTAAAAGGCTTGTATTTCCTTTTCAATTTCCTTGTAATGATAATTGTACAGACGCTTAAATTCATCGCCCAAAGAGGCGTCACGCTCGATTTTAGCTAGCTGTTCTGCCTTAATCCTCTTCTTCCAGTACTCGTTTACCATCGTCTTCTCCATTTAAATCATTGTCGGACAAGCGACTATTCTTTTCTAACTGAACCGACAGCAAGCTTGAATTTTCTTGTTGATTTCGAATTCGTTCCGTTTCCGTTTTAGCGTCAACGCCGGTCGCTGATTGTAACATGCTGTATACTGTTTCGTCACTAACGACGCCATACAAGTTTTTAGCATTTGCAACAACGCTTGAAGTATCTGCTGGCAAATTCGGAACGAATGTCACGCGAACTTTCGACAAATCAAAATCTTGAATTTCTTTCAAGGTCTCACTGATTCGAGCAATCAACTTGTAACGACGTTTCAGCGATTTTTCAAACAGTGCTTGCATGTCGACACGTTTCTGGTCAAAACCAAAAATTTTCCATTTCATCGCCTCACCAGACTGCGTTCCAGAAAAGTTATCGTCGCTCAAATCTGGCGTATTTGTGATTTTATGAATGTCGTCAATAACACGGTTCTTGTAAGCTTCAGTCCCGTTGACATCGTACTGTTTATACAAGTATTTAGCGTCAACAGTGCCTTCGTTGCCGTTGGTGTCTACTGGTGGTTCTAGATTCAGCAAACGAGCCTTTCGCATTTTACGCATAAACTCGATTTGCTTTTCTGCCGTGTCGCAATCAGATGGAAAGCTGACACGCCCTATAATGGCCAGAATCGCGTCTGACAAGTCTTGCATATAATTAGCTGTGTCTGACTGTGAAGCGTCATACAAGTCAATTAAAGACAATACAGACTCATAATCACCCATGCCGTTCGAGCTGTTTAGGTATTCGGTCAGCGGCACTGTTCCGAAAAAGTGAGGTGTTCTATCGACAACTTTGAAATCTTTAGACGAGTCAATAATTAAAATTTCATCTGGTGTGTACACCTCGATAATCTTTTGACTATCTGAAAATTGGTTTTTGTCATAATATCTAACACCAACAAGGCTGTTCTCCTCTTTCGTCATGTCATAAATAACAAAAGTCGCTGTTGGATCTAGCTTAACTGCTTTAGTTTCGTCCTCTTGCGTGCGATAAACTAAATCATATGCACGTCCCGTTTTAGATAAGTCAAGCACTAAAGAACGGTTCAATTGATGGAAACTGTTATCTTTTGAAATCTCGTCTAAGAATTCGACAACACTTTCATTGTCTGAATCATCGTAAGAAACTTGAATAGGATTCCCGACAAGATAACCTTGTTTGAATGTAGCAATATATTCACCAAAATTATGAACAGCGCGTGTGTCTGCCATATCTTGGTCTTTACGTCGCTCAGATTCCAAAATCGTGTGATTGTTCCCCTCAGCGTAATCAAGCAGCTCTTGAATACGTGGGCGCTGCACTGTTTGGTGATGATTAATATATTGTTTTAAAAGTTTAAAGTCCTCTGCAAACAATTCCTCTAAACTCTCCGCTCGATAGCGCATTCTTGCTTGACGATGAAAGCGAGGTTTTAATGTATGTGTTTCACCTGTACTGTCAACAAATGTTTCTGTGTAAGCCATTTAATTCCTTTCTACAAGCCAAAACCAGCTCGGAGTGTATCGAACTGGTTCGTGTTTCTTTTTTGAATATGATAACGCTCAAGACTGTAACGCACTGCGTCGATAATGTGGTTATTAGCATCTATTGGTTCGTTCAACCAATTCCCTTCTTTATCTTGTTTAAAAGTGTACGTGTTAAACTCCTCTATTGTATGCTCGCACGAAGGGTGAATGATAATTTCGAACCCTTGCATAAACTGGATGCCTTGCATAATTGAACCTTTACCTTTTAAACTAGGTACAATACCGTTGATGCCTTTGCTGCGTATTTCAGCAATCAAACGTTTCTCTGCGCTATCTGCTGAAATATAAGAACGTTGCATTCCTTTATCTTTTAGCATTTTAACAATATCATCTGTGAGCATAGCTTTTTGATAATGTTCATTGTAAAGATAAAGACGTTTATTTTTCAAATCTACAGCAACACATATAAGCGTCGTCGGGTCTTGTGTGAAACCAAAATCCATTCCTGCTGTAGTCTCTTTCACTCGCTGTATTGTCTTTTGAATATCGAACTCTTCCACTCTAGTATTCTCAAACACGAGCCCTTCAGCAACGCCCCACTCGCCATCGCATACTATACGAGCACGCCTTGGGTTAGTAACATACAAGTCTTCATAACGCTGCCTATCAATTTCATCTAGCCACTCATTACACCTATACGTCG